ATTTAAATGATCTCAATAAAAGTGTGGATAATATGATTATGCATCTGCTTCAAGATCACCAATACTCCACCCGAGGTGTTGCGTTGACTTCAATCTCTGGCAGTTAGCACAAATTGTTTTTAAGTTGTAAACAGAACAATTATTCCTATTACCGTCAACGTGGTAAACGTTAAACTGCACCTTGTGTTTGCTCCTAAAACCACATAATTCACACTTTGATTTTTGCCTGTAACCCTGTTTGTACCATTTGGGTATTCCGTCTGTTTTTTGTTTGTTTTGCCTTCTGATACAGGTGTCGCACTTACTTCTCCAGTAAATTTTGGTACCTAATTTGTATGCGTAGGCACGTGGCTTTTCATTACATTGTTTACATAAGGGACGTTTCATAACTGTATTTACGTAACCTATATAGGTACCAAAATTTACGTAGTTTTGCCGTAAATTATGGTAAACGCAATAAATACTCTAGTAAACGCAAATTACTTGCAAGGAGAAATAAAATATGGCACTAACATCACCAGGAGTTGAAGTATCAGTAATAGATGAGAGTTTCTACGTACCAGCAGATGCCGGTTCAGTACCTCTTTTAATTGTTGCTTCATCCCAAGACAAAAGTAACGGAGCAGGAACAGGTACCGCGGCAGGTACACAAACTGCAAACGCAAATACAGTTTATCTAATATCATCTCAAAGAGAGTTAACAGAAACTTTCGGAGATCCAAAATTCTACACAGACGCATCAGGAAATGCGTTAAACGGATATGAATTAAATGAGTACGGCTTACAAGCGGCTTATTCATATCTTGGAATAGCAAATAGAGCCTTTGTTCTTAGAGCAAATGTTGACATGTCAGAACTAGCAGGTAGTGCCTCTGCTCCTAGTTCAGATCCATCTGACGGAACATACTGGTTTGATTTAGCAACAAGTAAATTTGGTCTATTCGAATGGTCAGCAACTAATCAAACATTTACAAATAAATCTCCAATTTTGATTACAAGCACAACCGACCTAGTAGGTGGCGCAACAACTGGTATACCAAAAACAAACATTGGTTCTATCGGTGACTATGCTATTAACACAACTCATGTTACAAATAAAATATATTTCAAAAACGATTCAAACGCATGGGTCCATTTAGGAAGCACGTCATGGCACACAAGTCATGCGACAATAACTGGTACCGTATCAGGTACAGGTAACATTTTAACAAATGGACATGCAATTACAATCAATGGTACAACTGTAACATTATCAGGAACAACTTTAACAGCACTTAAGACATCTATCAACAATGCAAACATTCCAGGTGTTACTGCTGACGTAGATAGTGTAACTGGTTTCTTAGAAATATATTCAAATGGTTTCTCAAGAAGTGCAGGATCTGTAGATGGCAAAATTATTTTAGCAAACAGTTCAGGAACTATTTTGACTGATGCTGGATTGACGGCAGGTACTTACGCGGCACCTCAATTCTACCAGGCGGCCCACACAGCAAGACCTGAATGGAAATCAGGCGATTCTGTACCAAGACCTAACGGTTCAGTTTGGTTCAAAACTACAACACCAAACAGTGGTGCAGACATAACAGTTAAACTTTACAGTGCGTCTTCAAGTAGTTTCAGCACAGTTGATTCTCCATTGTATGCTAACAACCACACAGCGATTTTCAACCTAGACGGTATAAACGGTGGTACAAGCATTGCAACTGGTACATTATATACACAATTCAACGTGACTGAAGAATCTATTGGAGCAAACATTATAGATAGCACACCAAATCTTGGAGACTTCCAAATATTCAGATACGAAGGTGGCGAAACTGTAATAACATCAAACACTACAAACCCAAGTTTCGTAAATAATGAAACGTTCACTATGCAAGAATCACTAAAAGCACAGGCGGCTCTTGACAGTGCAAGAACTGTTACTGTTGTTTCACAGGATGGTTCAACTAGTGCTGACGCAGACGACTTTGTGGCGGCAATTAGTGCGGCAGGATTTACAAACATCGAAGCAGAAGTTATCACAAGTGGTGAGAAAAAAGGTGCAATCTCAATCAAACACAAATTAGGTGGTGAGATTAGATTTAACGATGGTGCGACAGCGGCCAATCCTTTAGCAACTAATGGTACACCATTGGCGGATGCTGGATTTGGTTCAGCGAATGCACATTCTTATGGAACGTACACAGCGAACTCAACAACTTTAGTTGATAACTTGTACGATGCTCCGGCGGCGGACACAGCAGACTCAACAACAGCAAACGAAACTGTTGCTTCAAACTTCAAAAGGTTAAGTTACACTGCTTCATTAAGTGCACCAACAAATGAACCAGCAGACGGTACATTATGGTACAACACAAACTTAGAAGCAGACATAATGGTTCACAACGGTACAACATTTAAAGGTTACAAAGAAGTTTATGCAAATACCGATCCAAATGGACCACAATTTTCAGCAACTAAACCAACTACACAATCAGACGGTACAGCACTTGTCGACGAAGACTTATGGATAGACACTAGCGATTTAGAAAATTATCCTAAGTTATACAGATGGGACACTAGCCTGACAGATGGTGCAGATTTCGTTTTAGTTGACAACACAGATCAAACAACAGAAGACGGTATTGTTTTTGCTGATGCAAGATGGCACACAAGAGCCGAGCATCAAGCAGACGGCAACACAGGTGCTGGTACAGGATCATCAATCAAGGATTTGTTATCTGACAGTCATTTAGACCCAGATGCTCCAAATCCTGCTTCTTATCCAAAATCAATACTATTGTTCAACACAAGAAGATCTGGTTACAACGTTAAATGTTACAAAAACAACTACATCACAACTACTGCATATCCAGGTTCAGGAAGTTCTGGAAAAGGTAACACAAGATTCAGTAACGAATCGGTTGCTCAGTACTACCCAGACAGATGGGTCACACAAAACGCGAACAACGACGATGGTTCAGGAACTTTTGGTAGAAAAGCAGTAAGAAAAGTTGTTGTTGCACAACTAAAATCAGAAATAGACACTAACCAAGCAATCAGAGAAGATCAAAGAGGCTTCAATGTAATTGCTTGTCCAGGATATCCTGAAGTGATTTCAAACATGGTTAACTTAAACACTGACAGAAATAACACTGCGTTTGTTATTGGCGATACACCATTTAGATTAGAAGGTACATCAACTGCAATATCTAATTGGGCAAATAACACAGCGGGTGCGGCAGACAACGGTGAAGACGGCCTTGTAACAAGTTCAGACTACCTAGGAACGTTTTATCCATCAGGAAGAACTACTGACAACGGTGGAAAAAACATTGTTGTTCCACCATCGCACATGATGTTAAGAGTATTTGCAAATAACGACAACGTGGCATTTCCATGGTTTGCTCCGGCAGGAACAAGACGTGGTGTAGTCGATAATGCAACTGCTGTTGGATATGTTGACGGTGCGTCAGGAGAGTTCGAAACAATATCAGTAACAGAATCTATTAGAGATACAATGTTTGGAGTTAATGTAAACCCAATCACATTCTTTAGTGGTTCAGGAATAGTAAACTTTGGTAACAAAACTGCTACAAGTTCATCAAGTGCCTTAGATAGAATTAACGTATCTAGACTTGCTGTTTACTTAAGAACGCAGTTGAATCAAATTGCTAAACCGTTTATATTTGAGCCCAATGATTCATTGACTAGAAACGAGATCAAACAAGCAGTAGAATCTTTCTTGTTAGAACTTGTTGGTCAAAGAGCATTGTTTGACTTCTTAGTAGTGTGTGACGAAACGAACAACACTGCGACAAGAATAGATAGAAATGAGTTGTATGTTGATATAGCGATTGAACCTGTTAAATCGGTTGAGTTTATTTTCATACCACTGCGTATTAAAAACACAGGAGAAATAGCAAATTTGGGTAATTAGTACTCGAATAAATAAAAGAGGAAACAAAAATGGCAATATCAACACTTTCAAAATTTACAGTACCACTAGCAACAGATCAAAGTTCTGGATCACAAGGCTTGTTAATGCCGAAATTACAGTACAGGTTTAGAGTTGTACTTGAAAACTTTGGTGTATCCACTCCAAGATCTGAACTTACAAAACAAGTAGCAGATGTTACTAGACCGGAACTTAATTTTGAAAACCAAACTTTAGATGTTTATAACTCTAGAGTTTACTATGCAGGTAAGCACACATGGAATCCATTGACACTTACATTAAGAGATGACGTGAACAATGCAGTGAGCAAACTTGTTGGTGAACAGATCCAGAAACAGTTTGATTTCTTTGAACAAGCAAGTGCGGCATCTGGTGTTGATTATAAATTCA